GGGAATGACGACGCAGGGCTACGACATGATAAAGAGCGGGGCCGGTTCGGAGACGCCTTGGTATGGCGAGGCGAAGGACTTATACTCTAAGTCGGCGGGTGCATTCGATCCGACGCAGTATCTCAACCCATATATTGGCAACGTTGAGAGCCGCGCTATCGACAATGCCAACCGGGCTCTTACCGGCCAGTTGAACCAAGCTGGTGACGCGGCTCGTAAAGCTGGCGCTTTCGGCGGGTCCACGGCAGCAATTCAGCAAGGTGTATTGGGCGCAGAAGGTGCGAGAGGGATCGGCGACCTTTCGGCGGAGCTTCGCAAATCTGGGTACGACACCGCTGTTGCCAACATGTTCACCGACCGTGCCGGAATGCGGGATGCCGCCGCTGGTATTACGTCAACGGCCGACGCGAGGGCCAGAACAAGGCTCGGCGATGCCAGCGCTCTTCTCGGAGCAGGTTCGCAGCAGGAGAAGCACAACCAAGCCGTGCTCGACGCCCAGAAGGCCAAGTTTTACGAGAAGCGCGACTATCCGCTGGAGCAGCTCAACATGCGCCTATCGGCGTTGGGTATGTCGCCGTACGGCAAGACCGAAAATATGGAGAAGACGTCTACCTCCGAAAAGCAGGGGATGGACTTTGGCACCATTTTCGGCGGGCTGATGCAATTCTTGCCGATGATGATGGGCTTGTCGGACAAGCGCGCGAAGACCGATATTAAGCGCGTCGGCAAGGCGAAGTCGACGGGGCTGCCGCTCTACTCGTATAGGTATAAAGGGCAGCGGAAAGACACGCCGAAAGTCATCGGTCCGATGGCGCAAGATGTGGAGAAGAAATTCCCCGGCGTCGTACGAGAAGTGGGCGGCCTCAAGACCGTGCCGATGGGTATCTTAACAAGTGGCTAGCACAAGACTTATCAAAGGTATTCTTGGGGCCATCGACGAGCGGCTCGGCACCGGATTGTTTCAAGCCGAGGGTCGGTCACTTGCTGGAAGTGGAGCGAAGCTTGTTGGGAGGGCACCAGTTCGTGGTATCCTGTCCCCTGAGGTATTACCAAAGGACGTACATCCAGATGTTATCTTAAGATCTGAGCCGTTACAGCGAATGTTTCATGCGTCTAATTCTCGCGCTTCATTCGATCGCCCGACGGGTGATTTAAACGACGTTGGGTTACACCTTACTCGTTCACCCGACATCGCTGATATGTTTTCGATGGGGTTGGATACTAGAGACCCACATCTACTTAACCCTAGTCTACCTAATCAAGGCATTTCATTATCCGGCCCTAGAGTTTATCCGATGCTGGTGGATCCCGGAAGAACATTGAAGGAATTTCCCACTGATCCACGCGATTGGAATAATCCGCACGAAATAGCAAGTATGATGGACAACGAAGTCCTTGGGAAATACGCAACTTACCCAGAGGGCTACAACGATCCTGCAATGAAAGAAATACGCGATAGGCTGGGATCGGGTCAATCGTTTAAAGAAGCCATGCAAGGAATTGGCCACGATTCGGCGGAATACACAATAACCAGTCCTTATACACAAAATCCGGAGCACGCTTTAATTCTAATGGACCCATCGCGGGCTGTGCCGGAATACACTAGAGTAGGACAGAAAGCGGCCAAGACGCGAGGAGTTATGGCCGCCGAAAAGGGTGCCACAACCACCCCAGAAGAAGTAGCCCTAAACTTACGCGAGTTTACCGGGATGGGTGTTCCGGAGTCTTACACAGACCCGAATCAGTTTCTTTCAGAGGTTTGGCATCCGTCTGAGGAGCGATTACAAGGACAAATTGATCAGTTACAGCGTTGGATCGCTAATAAAGAGATTGGCCCTGAAGCGGCCCCTCATTTTAAAATGAAGATTGATCAAATAAAGGACTACCTAAAACAGTTGGGTTACAAATGAACTACATCGAAGCATTCATCCGCAAGGCAGCGGCCGCTCGCGGCATCAATCCGGACGTCGCCGTTGCTGTGGCGAGGTCGGAGGGTGGGCTTGAAGATCCGTTCAAGCAGAGCGACATCGAAGTAGACCGCCATGGGGGCCATGAGCGATCCTATGGTGCCTTCCAGTTGAATTTGGACGGCGGGCTCGGAGAAGAGGCTTTAAAGTTCGGCATCGATCCCCGAAAAGACTGGCAGAGAGGTATCGAATATGCTCTGGACACCGCCGCGCGGAAGCGCAGTTGGGCGGATTTCCACGGCGCTGCCAATACCGGCATCGCTAATGACGCCGGTTTCGGCGGGGCGACCAAGCCGCTAGGCGTTACGCTCCATACGACGTCTAACCCGGATGCCGCCCTTGCGTCCGCCGCTGGATATACGCAAGACGGTTCAGGGACTTCCGGTCCCGGCGCAGGCTTATCGGCCCCCGGTGTTCCCGCCGCCCCGGCTGCGCCGGGAACCACCGCAGCCGCTCCGGGTAATTCCAAGCTCGCGGAAATATTACAGGGGCTCGGCACTTTCGCCGCTTCCCTTGGGGCACGATCTAAGTCTGACCCTTCGGCGAACCAGCTCACACCTTCCAGCGTCGACGCCAATATACCAAGCGCGTCGGCAGCGGCACAAATGATGGCAGCTCTCATGGCGGAGCGCCGAAAACGGTACATGGGCGGAACAACGCTAACCAGCGGAGGCCCCGGTGGCGTATAATCTGGTCTACGCAAATCAGGGCGGCATTCGTAACCAACCGCTGAAGCCTTGGCTCACGCAGGTCTATCAACAAGCAGCAGAGAAGGCGGGCATCGATGAAGTTCGGGTGGTTTCGGGCGGACAAGACGCAACAGGATCTCATCGTACCGGTTCACATCGCCATGATCTGGGTGGCGCGGGCGATATTCAACTTCTGGTTGGAGGACGCCCGCTCGATTTTACGAATAAGGACGATCTTCCCATCATTGAAACCTTCCTCCGAGAATCGCGAGGATTAGGTGCGGGCGGTATCGGAGCCGGTACCGATTATATGGGGAATACTACCTTTCACGTTGGGGGCGGCGGTTCGGCTATTTGGGGCGCGGGCGGTGCAAGTAAAAATGCGCCGGGGTGGCTTGTTCAGACTCTGGGAGGATCTCCCGTAGGTCCTCAGGGCGTTACTTTAAATACACCCACGGGTGCTGGTATTTCGGCGCCCGCTGCTTCAGCCCCCGACCCGATGACGGCGGGCTTGAAGATGATCCAACAAGGTATCGGTGGAGGCTCTGCAGCCACCGAAGAGCAGGCTCCGGTTCAATCCGTTGGTGCCACTATTTCGGCGGGCTCCGGAGGCGGCGATTTGAGCGCCGGGGCTGCTGCCCTAATGGCTACTCTACTGGATAGTCGCCGAAAGCGGTATGGTCTTAGCTTAGCGGGGTCACCCTTTGGGCAGTAAATACGACAGGCGGGTTCAGCCGTCACGCGCTCCGATGCGGGCATTAAATTTAAACGACGCCGAAATGCGTCTGTATCAACATCATTTGGACCGTCTCCACAAGGGTGACTATCGCGAAAATCCGGACGGCACCGTTTCGACGGTGCTCCAAACCGATTGGGGTGGAAATGGCGAGCCGGTCATCAATACCCCATCCCTTTTCGGTGGGGTGCAACTGGAGGGAGATGCGTTGCGGGCAGCGGTTCAACCCTTCCAGAAATGGCCAGTATATCCCACCAGTGAGATAGCAAAAGCTCGCTACGACGCTATGCACAAGCTTATGGAACTAGACGTAATGCCTCGCCGAAAGCGGGGCCTAACCTTGACGAGTACACCACATGCCGGGCTTTAATATTGGCGAAATTATCAAAGCCATCGTTGGTGGGGGTGGCCCCGATGCCATGAAGGCTGCTATGGCGGGGGCTCCGCCGGTTGGTGCTGTTCCAACGGGCGGCGCTCCTCCGGCTGCCCCGCCCGCAACACCGGCAGCTTACAACTCGCCTCCGGACCTCGTGGCGATGTACACAAAGCTGATGGAGCAGAGTAAACGAACGGAGGCGTTCCAGCGCGGCGCGACGATGATTGCTGCCGGTCTTTCGCCATATCAGGACAACCGTGACGCCTTGCTTGCAACTATCGGCAAGGGGGGCTCCGGTTCTGGTACCGGTGGAGTAAGCATAGACAATCTCATTGCTCTGCAAAAGTTGCAGCAGGAACAAGGGGATCGTGCTGCTCGTGCGGCGCAACTCCCGGCGTTGGGCAAGCAATACAACCTCGATCCCGCTACCCTTGAGTATCTGGATCGTACGGGCGGGCTTGATACAGTTATTCAGGAGATGGCTAAGCCGCACACCCAGGTGGTTCAGTCCGGCCGTCAAGGCCAGATGCTTATCGACACGCGCGATGGACACCTTATTCAGCAGCTGTCGCCGGATAACCCGCCCGATACGGAATTCATTGAAGTGGGCGACGGAAACCACATCCTTGTGGATAAGGCTACCAAAGTGCCGGTTGGCAGCAAGACCGGGACCCCCATCGTGTTTACGGGGCCGACCCTCGCCGAAAAGAAGCTACAACTGGACATCAAGAACGCCCCGGCTGATCAGGCTCTGAAAGAGCGGGCTCAGAAGGTTTCGGAGGGCGGCCTTTCGGTTCAAGAGGGCGAACTGAAGATTAAGCAGGACGAAGCGGCAGCCAAGACTGCATCCAAGAAGATACGCGAACAGTACCTGCCGCTTATTCAGAAGCAGTTTGGTATCACCGAAGCAGCCGCTACTTACCTTAATGAGACGGACGCTCTTGACGAATTCGTTAAGGAGGCTTCGAAGCCGAACAATGAGGTTGTGACGGCGGCAGACGGCACCCAGATGCTAATTGATAAAAATACAGGTGCTCTGGTAAAGACTCTTTCGCCGAAGAAAGTGCCTGATACGGAATACGTTGAACAGGGTGATGGCAGCAAGGTGCTGGTTGAAAAGGACACCGGAAAGCGCGTCGACAATGGGCAGATACTCGCTAAGACCGCGCCGAAAGATGAGTTGGCGGCGGTGAAGGCAGCCGTTGAGGCTATCAATGCAGACGAAGAAAAGCGGGGCGTACCGAAAGACAAGCAAACCACCGTCGGTCAATACGTTAAGAAACACGGAACTGGTGCTGGTGTTTCGGTGACCGTGGACAACAGCGGCCAAGCCATACCGAAGGCTCCGGATGACTGGGAATATGTCACCAATGAGTACGGAGAAGCCGAGCGCGACGATAATGGCAATCTTCGTATCCGTAAGATCGGCGGCGCAACCGGCCCCGCTGCTCTGGATGAGGCAAAAACTAAGGCTGAAACCGCCAAGACTGCGGCCGATACTCTGGCTGTCCAACAGAAGACGAGTGATGACGAGGTCAAGGCTGCGCTGGCAGAGTCGAAGAAAGAAAACACCGGCGTCAATAAGCGCGTTAAGTTTAGGATCATCAACCGCGCTGTCGATGATGCCATTCGAACCATCGACGAAAATAAACACTCGTGGCTGGGTGTTACCGGTTGGGGCGCGGCTCTAAACTGGAAGCCGGGCGGTTCACAGCGCACGTTGGCAAACAACTTAGGCGTCATCAACTCGTCCACTTCCATTGAGTCTCTCAATGAAATGCGGCAGGCTTCAGATACCGGTGGCGCTCTGGGCAACGTCACTGATTCTGATGCCTTGTTGCTAAAGCGAGCCTTAGGTTCGCTGGACCAGTGGGACAACGATCAGATACTTCGGCGTAATTTGGTGCAGTACAAGGCAGCCCGCGATCTGATGGTTAACGGTATCTATGACCCAAAATCACCAGACGCAAAGAGCAACGGGTACCGTGTTCCGACCTACGATGAAATTGACGCGGCCATGGAAGCGGCGGCATCGGATACTGGCGAACCAGCGGGCACCTATAAGGGCCTCAAGGTTCGCGAAGTTAAGCCGGGAGAGAAGTAATGGCCGAGGAACCCAAGTATTGGCGTTGGGAGATGCCGAACGGGGACACGTACGACGCCCCCGGCGAAACTCAGGCCGACTCTTATACCGCGCTTCAAGCCCAAATAGCGGACCTCGTCCGCCAGAAACATCTACACCTACCGCTCGGACAAAGACTGCTTAGTTCCGTAGACTCCGCGGGGCGTATTCTGGCTGACTCCGCTTTCGGTCTTGGCGACCGACTCGCTTCGGCGATGCCCGGTTCCAAGGGTTATGCTGCCGAAAAGTACGAGACCGAAAAGAGAAGGATGGAAGTCGGCGGGGGACAGGAGATGGACGTGCTCGGGGCGATCGGTACGGCTCCGCTGCTTCCCACCGCTGTTCCTAAGGTTACCAAGTGGATCGGAGGACCAAAAGACGTTAAGTTCATTGCCGGGTTGTTAACATCCGCCTTGGAGAATGCCGGTTACGGCGCGGCCGATGCCGCAATGCATGGCGATGATGTGCAAACGGGTGCAGCTGTTGGCGGTGCTTTCGGCGCGGGCGGCCATACCATAGCCCAAGCCATCGGCGCTATTCCGGGGGCGGCAAGGTGGTTGGATGAAAAGCTTGGTGGCACAATGTCGCGAGGCGCTAAGAGCGCCGCCGACGCCATCGGGCTGAAAGGCCCAAAGATTCGCCCCGTCGATCCAGGCGCTCCGCTCCCTCCCAATGTTGAGAAAGCTGGAGTAAAGCTCGGGGAAGAAGCGAACATGCCTGCAATGGCGGTCCCCGAAGAGAGGCCGGGGCCGCTCGACGTCATTCCGATGCCGCCTCCCGTCGCCCCTCCCGTCGCCCCTCCTCCGCCCGCTGGTCCGCTGGCTCAGGCTGCTCCCGCTATGCCGCCCGTCGCGCCTCCCGTGGCTCCGGTGGCCGTTCCGGCTGGCCCTCTGGCCGCACCGAAAGTTAACCCGAAACTGGAGGCGGCGCAGACTAGGCTAGCGACTGCAAAAGATAATCTGGAGCGGGCAAAAGTTGATTTGAAGATGACCAAGGGTCCAGCCAAGAAGGTCGCTATCAACAATCAGATAGCTGCTTTCGAGAAAGCTGTTGCCCGACACCAGAAGACAGTAGACGGACTTTCGGCGCTTGAGGCGGCTCCTCCAGTTGCCCCTGTCGCTCCAGTTGCCGAAGCGGCTCCTGCAACCCCTGTCGCTCCGGCTGGCCCGCTGGCTGCGGAACCAGCAGCACCAGCTGTTCAGACATTGGCATCATTGCAAGCTCAGCGCGAGGTTATTGACCGCCAGCTTTCGGCGGGTAATGCAACAGCACCACAGAGGCAACGCCTCGGGGCCGCGTTGAAGGAACTGGATGACAGGATCGCTAATTTCGCTGACCCCGCGCCGAAAGGTGTGCTGGCCGATCCGGGGCCAAGGGCAGAAGGAACCGCCGGTACTCCGGAAGAGCAGGCCATCGCCCAGAAGAAATACGATGACGCGGATGCGAGGCTTGCAAGGGCGCATCAGCGGTTCCTTGCTGATAAGAATCCAAAGACGGCGGCGGCTCTGGAACAAGCAGACAAGGACGCTAAACTGGCGCACGCAGCAAATCTGCGGGCAAAGGGTATTGTTCAGGGTAAAGCCACTGCAGCGCCTTTGGATGTAACTCCCCGAAAAGCAGCGACAGGTACCGTTGAACCGAACCAGCCGCAACTAAATAAAGCCAAGCCTGGAACCAAGGCCCCGAACCCCAAGGCCACTATCATCGAAGGTACGGCGGGTGCGAAGACCGGAAAATCCAAGGCGGAGCGCGAGCAGGCACGCGCTCAGCAAAAGCGGCAAGCCACCCCGGAGGAATTGCGCGCGATAGCGGAGGGTAGAGTAGAGGAAGCCATTAAGCGGGCGCAAGTCCACGCGGCGGGGCCAAATAGCCCCGGTTTCGATAAATCGATGGGCACTCAGGTAGAGAGTCTGTTAAACGACCGGCGCGTGGTAGAGCATCTTTCGCCCGAAGAGTTGAACGCCCTCCAGAAGATTAACAAGGGCGACCCCGCTATGAAGGCGGCTCGTTTCGTGGGGCACTTGGCTTCGGTGCCGAGCGTTATATCGTCGGGTTTCGGCGGTGCGTCCCTTGCTTACGCCATGAACCCGTTGTTGGGGTTGGCTTCATTCCCCGGTATTCCAGCACTTGGCGTGTATGGTCGCAGCGTAGCAAACCGTGGTGCCAAGAAACTAACCAACGAAATGATGGACCTGATCAAGAAACGAACCCCCGCCGCTCCAGCGGTGGACCCCCAAAACGTCACCAATTTATACAAGATTCTCCGAAATCTGGGGCTCTAACGCCCAATGTGCTTCATCACGGCGTCGAACACCGACTGCTTCTGCTGGAGGGCCTGGACTATTCGGCGATCGAGGCTGGAACCCACCATATCCACGTAGAGGCAGGAATCAGCCACCTGCCCGATTCGATGCATCCGGTCTTCCAGCTGGGACCTTGTGTCGAGGGACCACGTATTTTCGGCGAACACCATCGTAGAGCATCGCTCCTCCGGGGTGTTCCGGCCCAGCAGGGTATGGCCGTAACGCCCAGCCGTCGTCTGAATCAGTATAACACGGCATTCCGGATCGTTGTTGAAGTGATATCGCGCCCCGGTGAGTTCGGTATCGCTCATGCCGCCCCGAATAATGGCCGGGTCGTACTTCGACAGCGCGTTGAATAGCGCGGTTCCGGCATAACGATGATGATACACGACGATTAGTTTGCCCACTATCTCGTCTTCCAACATATCCTTGATGGCATTGATGCGGGGATTCGCCTCGGGCTCCACTAGCTCGTGGACGTCGCCGAGTTCGTCGATCAGGAACCCAAAGTGTATCTGAGCTAGCTTGGTATACTTAGTGATCGCCATGTCGACGCTTACGTTGTCGCCGTTTTCGAGCCACGTGACGAAATCCCGCTCCATCGTGCGGTATTGCTGGCGCTGGGCTTGGCCCATTTCAATCTCGCGGGCGGTGTATATTTTCGGCGGTAAGTCCGTCCACTGATCTTTTGTTGCCCGGAACACGTGCGGATCGATCAGTTCCGCCAACTGCTCCTCATTTTGTACACCAAGCACCCTCTTGTTCAGGTAACCGCCCATCCGGCAGAACATGCCCCGAAATGCGTAGAAGTTGTAACCGTTGAGCTTTCCGATGACTCGCATCTGGCCCCACAAATCGTGGGGGCCTTGCGTCATGGGCTTGCCGCTCAGGATGCGAGCATACCGAAAGCCGGAGGCCAGCGCTATTGCAGCCTTGGTCTGGTCCGCCTTGTTGTTCTTCAGCTGGATGCTCTCGTCGAAAACGATCATACACTTTCGGCCAGCGATGAACCGCCGAATAAAATCCTGAGTACCCGCTCGTCGTATCGCCTCGTAGTTTACGATCAGGACCGGTGGCTTGTGAAACGAGCGCTTGAGGAATACGTCGTTGTCCGCACCGCTTTCGTACACCCACGGATCGACGCCGATTTCCTGCTTCTCTATTTCGCTGACCCACCCGCCCTTGAACGAGTTGGGGCAAACCACCACCAGCCGTGTCGCTTTGCCCTCGTGGACTAGGAACTCAAATTCGGTGAGCGCCGTAAACGTCTTTCCGAGTCCCATCTCCATCCAGTAGGCAAAGCCCGGCTTGTCATATGCCGCCTTCAGTGCTGCTTTTTGTACTTCCAGCAATTGCGTCACGTGTTGTTCCCCTCATTTGTGCTATTCCATCCATCCACTCTACTGCGAATTGCTTGGTTCCAATGTTAAATCTTGCCGCATAATTCTTAACACTGGTCCGCGCCGATATCAAGTAATCATCGATGAATTGGTTTCCCATCAATCTGTCCATGGTTAGGAACCAACACATTTCCATCAAATCGGCTAGTTTGATGATATCCCGCAGCGAGCTACCGGCATTGTACCACACCCGGCTGCGCTCGTCAAGGTACTCTTCGCTGAGGATGGTTTTGGCGGGGGATGGAATGTCCCCCGTCACCGCTTCGTCATCGTCGTGGTGGAGTGCCAGCTGTGAAATTCGGTCTAGCCTTTCGGTGTCGCGAATACCGAACCACTGCTCTGCTATTCGGCGGGCTATCCTTTCGACGTTGAAGCAATGTTCCGCAACTGATTGTTTCTGCAACGTAGGAACCACAACCCAACGCGGAACCCACGACATTCGGGCATCCAGTTCATCGAAAATCATAGCATCCTCCACTGCGAAGCGTGAGGACCGAACCCGGCGATAAACTCGTGGTTCTTAGAAACCAGCGCCCGCGCTTCCCTCAGGTCGTCCATCAGTTCGGCCTGATTGGCGTCGTTCAGGTAGTTCATAAAGTTGACCGCCACCCAATCCGGATCGTTCGCGTACACGGCTTCGAGGTACTGCCTCATCGAAAAGGTGGCCACCCGGCGAACCCGCTGCGTAACCGTGGTGAGTTCCGGATCGATACCGAGTTCGTCCCACGACGTTTCGGTCTGGTCTTCGTACCAATCGCCGCTGGAGTACGTCCCTAGGTTCCCGACCCGTATGGGGTATGTCCGAATACACATATAGGTTTTCGCCACGTGTCGCGGTGGAATGCGGGCGTCGGCGATACCCTGCATAACCGTGCACTCGCGGCTGGTTACATGGGGATAGAACTCGGAGTTGATGCCGAGCGAGAACCCCTGCGACACTTCCATGAAATAGGCGTCACTGTCCGGTTTGGGGCGAACGTGCGATATCACCACGTTTTTCGGCGTGGGGCCAAGGCTATTCCTTGCGATGGCCTCTGGTTCGCGATATACCTTGTGAGCGAGCGCCGCGCCGGTTCCGCTCTGCGTTGAGGCGATATCCCGGATGCTACCCTTCAACTCCTCCTGCATTGCTTCCTTGGTGATCACCGCCGCGTTCGGATGAACGTGTATCGGAATGCTGGGATACGCGTTGGCTTCGAAGAACAGCTGCTCCCGGTTAATCACCGCCCCGGCCGACAGGAACACCGGGATCGTGTAACCCATAAGGTGGGCTTGGACAGCGAAAGTGGGCAGCTGCTTTAGTATGATCTTGCCGTGCCCCCAATAGCTGGTGTGGCCGCTGTTCGGTCCCGCGCTGGTGATTACTCCTTGGAAGTTCTTTATGGCCCCGCTTTCGACGGCCTCGCGTGCTAGGAATGAGGCGAGCGCCCCCTTCCCCGTGGAACCGAACTGTCCATCGACGATAACGTGGACGCCGGTTGGTTCAAACAGATTCATTGGTTTTGCCCGGATGTGTTGTTGTTGGGTGAAGCATGGCGGCAATTGCGGTGTATCCCGCCTCGTCGACATAGTTGTCGAAGCTGTAACTGTGGGCGGCGCGTGCGATTTTGAGCAGCGACATCATAACCGCAACATCATGAGGCTTGATTACCCAAATGTGGCCTCCGTCCCATGTGTGTTTAAGGTAGATACTCCACAGTTCAGCAATCATGGTGAACGACTTTTCGGTGTCGCCGTGTTTCTTGGTTCCCTCCTCGATTGCGTTGATGGCTTGTTCCAACACTTGCTTTGCTGTTTTAGGATCGCTCAATGCCTTCTTCCTCTTTGATTGCCCGTCGTATAAAGTCGCCCATCTTTTCACCGGGGCGCGATTGTAAACACGATAACAAAGCTACCTTCATATCGGGCGGCGCGATATACATGTAGTCGGCTTTCCACCCAATCATGAAGGCGATGCAATGCGGTGGTCGGTAAATTCGCTGCAGTTCGATGAACTGGCGCGGGCGTGGTATTAGATAGTTGCCCTTAATAATCTTCGCCTCGATCCACATTGCGGGGCACAACTTCGGTATAAGGAACATGTCCGGCTGGCCCACCGAAAATCTGTCCTCTATTCGGCGGGCGTATCCTCCTTCTATACGGATTTCCCTGATTATGTGATCTTTGAACTCGGATTCTAACATCACAGGTCCTTTTGTTTCGATGCCCACCACTGCGTTACCGTGAATACGCGCAGCCCGTCGGCGTCTGGTTCTGACATCTTGACGAGCTGAGACTTGGGAACCCACACCTGTTCCGGTCCCATTGTAGGGAATACGAGGTGTGCTTTCGCTGTGGTAACCTCGATCTTGCCCTCGAATGATACCGTTTCGTCGCCTTCACGATACGGCATTTTTGCGTCTCTCCACCACTTTGGCCAGTTTGCTCTGGACCCGTTCGTCCAGCTTTTTTCCTTCAATGCCGAAGCATGCGGCGAGCAGCTCCAAATAAACGCGAACGTCGGCAATTTCGTCCTTAATCTCTTCGGCATATAACATGTCATTGCCCTCGCGCCAGCGCTTTTTGATGAAGTTGGCGAGTTCGCCTGCTTCACCGCATAGACACAGCGAAAGGTAGCGCTCATCGGCGGATGAGAACGGCGCAAACAATCCCTTTGTCATTTCTGCGTGCATCTTGAGTATGTCGATCATATCACACCTGTGCCTCCGTGTCAAGTTAGTCTTCGTACTTATCTAGTTTGCTGCCATAACTGGCTCGAGCCCAATCAGGCCCGCTGCCGAGCCCGAACGGTATGGGCACGATCAGCTTCATTTGAGTAGCAACGTCTTCGATCCACTTGATTAATTCGACGGGGCTGTGGTCTGGCGTTCTCTGCCACAGCAGCGAGTCGTGAATAGACAGCAACATCTGCACCTTGTTGGGGTGCGCGTCTTCGTACTGGTTGGCGCGGAGGATGCACATTTTAATGTGGTCGCCGCCGTTGTTTTGGATCAGGCGGCTCACGCCCCGATAGGCATACTTCGGGTCATCACAATAAGCGCGACGGCCTAGCATGGTTTTGATATACCCACGCCGCCGAAAAACGGACATGACCGTCTGCTGCATTTCCCTGATCTTGGGGAAGGCGTCGGATAGGAACGCGCCGTGCGCTTCACGCGCCTGCTCTACCCCCCAACGCATGTGGCCCGCCAGCGTTGGAACCGACATCATCGTAAGCATCCCCATCCCGAGCCGCTTGGCCACTTCTCGGTCGAGCCCCAGCACTTCGCTGGCCCGGTCGTGCATGTCCATCGTGCCGTTTCGGTACCCTTCCACGAGGGCTGGCTCTTCGGAGTAATGAGTGAATAGCCGGGGTTCCTGTTGCTTGGCGTCGGCCTCTTCGATCAGCATCCCGTCGTCGGGAATTACTAGTCTTCGGACCACCCTGCCGATGTCGATGTTTCGCTTTGGGAACGCTTGTAGATTCGGCTCCGAACAGGACAGCCTTGCTCCGGCAACACCATAGTCATCTGACTTTGACTGATTGAGTATTGGGTAAACGCGCCCGCCGAAATTGTGTGTATCCACGAGAGGCTTAATAAACGAGTCACGGGCTTTCTCCAGTCTTCGTACGGCGAGAATAGACTGGCCAATATCGTTAGATTCAAGCCATTTTTCCCGGAACGACACCGCTTTCTGTTCGGTGAGAGCGAAGTCAGCATCCTGATAACCGTTGGCACGATACAATCCCTCCACATCTTTCGGCGACCGGGCGTTGAATCCGAGTGGAAACTGCGTCTGCGCCTTTTCGATGGCGGCCTTTATATCGACGGCAATCCGCTCGGAGTACTCGGCATCGATCCTAAGTCCCCTGGCGTGCATTCGCGCGAGGTAGGGGATAAGGTCGCATTCCAGCCGCCAGACGCGCCGTAAATCGTCACGATCGAGGATGGGTTGCTGCTTTTCTCGTAGTTGAAGGGTCGAAGTGCCATCCCCTGTTGCATAATCCACCACGACTGGATCATCCCCAGCCATCTTTGAAAAGTGCTGCATTTGCTTTCGGTCGGCCAGCCCGCCGAATTTGGCTGCGATTGCGGCATAGAGTTCTGCTCCTTTTTTCGCTGCCACTCCGTGTCGGGTGGCACAATCATCTAACCCATAGCCAACGGTAAGGTCGTTGATTATGGACTCATTGATCATTGTATCTTCTACTGGCCCAGCGATAACAACCCCGTGGCGAGCAGCAATCCGTAGATCAAACCCAAGATTGTGACCGACAGTATTAAAGCCGCTAAGATAGCGCCCATAAAAGGCGTTGTATAGCGCCTTTTCGAATTCCTCGGCGTTGGGGATATTCCCGCCACCCCCGTGTCTAACAGGTATGTAAAGGGAGTGTTCCTCATCGGTGATTACCCATCCGCAGACTTTATCCTCGACGGTTAGTCCCGTCGTTTCGGTGTCGAAGGCTATCAGCTTCGACCGGCGCACGATATTGAGTGCTAGTTCTGGGTCAATCATTTGGCGCATCTCCAGCTTCTGCCGCTATAAACTGTGCGCATGTTGTGGCTGATACAAAGCGCCTGTCCGCTAGCTTTGACTTTGACCACCTTTTTCGGTGTGTCCGTCGCGGGCACCGAACCGGGGGCGGGCGGGATCAGTCGGAATAACGTAGCTTGCGACGATGGCAACTTCGGGTCTTCCTCCGCGTTGAGGCAGTTGGTGTAAGCCCGGAGCCAAACGTACTTCATCAGCATTTCGGCGGTCTGCGCCGCATAAGGGCGGCAGTATTCCATAGACGCGCCGAAAGCGGGGGCGCTAAGCGTCATTGTGGCGGCAACTATCCACATTTTCATGGCTATCTCCTACGATGGTGGCGGAGCCGGTCGCCATGGGCAAACAACCGACCCCGCCTTCTAGGCGCTTACAGTATGCGGACGCGCCTAGAACTTGCTCGCCATCTCCGGATTACCGGGGCTTCGCTCGGGGCGGGTATCTTCGGAGATGTCCGATCCCTCCTCGTTTGCCTGCCACGCGGCCTCGCGGAACCGCTCGTACATCTGGGCTGTGATCTTCGCCTCATGCTCGTCGGCAAAGCCCGCACCGGTGTAAGTGTAGTTGTAGTATGGCCCCTCGGCCCCCTTCGCCATCACGATGCCGATCTTGTACATCTGCACGTAATGGGCGACGGCCTTGGAGTCTATCTTCGACAGGAGTTGCTGCATCGGCTTGATGCTGCTCCTCGTGTTGATGATCACCGACGGGCTCAACTCGGGGAACTCCGGCAAGTACCACAGCATGTTGTATGTGAGCGCTGCAGCCGGGGTCGATTGTGAATCGCCGGGAACGCTGGAGCCAAACTGGTCCAGCCCGCTTTCGGCGACCGTCTCCTTGGTGTAGTAAGTCACCGACTGCGAGCTGCCTTTCGGCTTGACGGTGAACTCGGCGTTGGGCGGGTCCCAATGGATGCCGTCCATCGCGCGGGCGAGAATGCCCCGGTCATCATTGCGGGGTGCCCACAAGATGTACGACTTCTTGATAACGATCGGAATCGCCAGCAGCTCGGCCCCTAGGTTCTGGCTCGCGATGGTGTGCCAGAACGTGCCAACCTTGGCGGTGTCGAACGTGGTCAGCTCCGGCGAAAGCGCCTGCAGGAGCTTAATGCGAGGTATTACGAGATCAGACTGATCGATATTACCGATCTTTGCCTTGGCGTATTGCTGCAAGTGAGCGGGAAGCCCAGCTGGCTCGGTCTTCTGTACTGATTTAGCCATTTGTCATGCCTTTGTGATTGAGGTTATAGTCATAATGCCTGTTTTGAACACGTCCGCTGGCAGTTCTACTCCTTTCTCGGTGCTCAGTTCCTTCGCATAAGCGGCTAGTGTCTGCGAATTCACTGTCTCGATTATCAATCCCCCGGCGTTGTTAGCGCGGAGGTACTCAAACCCGGCTTCCTTGTCCAACATGGAGCAACTCCAGCGGTTCGACAGGGATACTCGGCCGACACCCTCGATGGTGATAGTCTTCACGTTGTGCGCCCGCATCACTTCGGGCACCTGCTCGCGGCTCAGCTTTTTTTCCATCTCATCGAGAGCCTCGCGGGCCTCTTTGATTTGCTCGGTGAGCTGGCGAACCTGATCGTAGTGTTTGATCACCGAAACGTGGTCGTTGGATGCCACCGCTTCGGCGGTGTCTGTTCGCACCATTTCGGCGGTCTTGTTCAACGCGCCGCACACTCGCATCGCGTAATCGTAGGTTTCTTGCTTCACTGTACGCTCCCATGTTGGACGTCGCCATTGTACCACACGGCGGCGTCCCTGTCAAGTACCCCTTCTAAATAAATGGGGCGTCCCCGATTCTACACGGAGACGCCCCAGCCGATCCTAGCTTAGTATCCGAGGGGGGCTCAATACTGGCTAGTTACGGCCTCACCCGTCGCTGCACCCTGTTTCGCCGCCGCAGCGGCTCCGCTCAGTGTCGGCTTCGGCAGTGAGAGGGTAGCCTCGGAACCGTCCAAGGCGATGAGCTTTCCGTCCTTACGAACGATGGTGGCGAGCATGTTGCGAAGGGTCATGCGAGCGCGACCCTGAGCACCGTGTCGCTTTTCGGCGACCTGCCCGGCGTAATGATCGACCTTGGTGGCGTCAAGGCCGTTTTTCTTGCAGAGTTCCCAGAACTTGTCGAACGAAAACTCCTTACCATCGTTGCACTGGGCGTTGATGAACGTGGCGAGATCGTCGGAACCGCCCTTCTTGTATTTCCCGGCGTAGCGAGCCGGAACGATCGACTTGGTGACCTTCGTCTCGGCGGGTGCCGCTTCGGTCGGTGCGGGGGTGTCCACTGAATCAGTGGGGGATTGAACTGCCTTCTTTACCATCACTAAACTCCTGTTGGGGTTGGTAGGTGCGACGTCTGCATCATAGCATGTCGCCACGTACCCTGTCAAGTTAGCTTCTATATGCGTCGGAATAAGGCTCTGTTTAGCCCCCGCCACCCTTTCGGCGAGGCGAGCGTCGTGTCGTTGTCGCCCTTATCTTCGTCGGTGAACTGAAATTTGGGCTCCATCGTCACCGAAATAGCGAGGCCAAACATCTCCGTAAGAGTGGCGATCTTGTACTTGAACCGCAACATGTTCCGCCCACTTTCGGTGTGCGCTTCGAGGATGCTGGCCTCCCGGAATTCAGCCAGCACCCGCGCGCCCTGAACAGGGAGCATGCCCATGTCGCGGCAAACCTCGCCGACCCGCTTGTTGAGGTCCGACACAGTGAACGGCATCGATATGTCGGAGTCTTCCATTATGCGGCCGTCTTCGATGATGAACTTCGCCACGCGCCTTGCGTAGCTCATGTTCGATGCGACGATGTCGTTGTCGGTGGCCGCTGAGTTTTCGGTGTTCTCTATCGCGTGCCGATCCGTCTCAAAATCCATGAAGTAGCGCATAAAATGCTCCCGCGCGTCTTTGCGGGCGAGCAGCTCGTTGAACCTGTCGAAGAATGGCTTAAGGGTTACCGTCCATCGCCGAAAATCAGCGGCGGTCATCCCCTTGTGTTCTCTATCGTACGCTTTCATGTAGAACAGGGCACGATCTTGTATGTTGGCCTGCCCTAAGTTCATATCGATATGGTTGCTGGCAAAAATGACGCGGGAAAAGATGCGGTAGTTTCGTGCCGATTGGAACTTCTCCGCGCCGCCGATACTGACGTTCCGGATCAGTTTCTTGATTTCCTCAGTACTCGCCTCGGAGTGGAACTTGGCCTCGTCTATGAAGACGACCATCTTGCCTATGAACGGCTCGATGGCAAAGGCCCCTTCCAGTAATTTTGGCGAGGCCGTGCCCCATAAGCTCTGGAATATAGACATTAGAAAGGTGTTGCCGAAGAATGATTTGCCGACACCTTGACCCCCCACGATAACAGGCGCAACTTGCTGCTTCACGCCGGGGTGTTGGATGGTCCACGCTAACCATTGCTTTATCCATAACGCCTGAGCCTCATTGTCGCGTGTCAAGTAGCACAGCAACTGGTCAAGGTTACTCACACACAACTGCATCAAGTCTGGGTCGACGGTACTTGCGGGGGCGATTGACCAGCCTTTCCAGGTGTTGAAGGCGGTATTAACAACCCTCTCGTCCTCGCTATCGTCGCTAATTTGCTCACCAATACGGTCAATTCTGAATATGCCGCCGGGGGCAAGTTCGGGGTACAAATCTCGTGTGTTAACCCTTTTCCTAATAGTTGAAATCTCAAAGAGCTTAAAGGCTGGTCGGGGTTTTCCCCCAACTCGTACAAAATCCCCTCTATGCCTTCGATCCAGTTCGGCGCCGGAGTGCGCATATTGGGCAAAAGCTTGGAATCGCTCTCGATCGATATATAGATCGTCAGTTTCGTCATAGATGTACCTTTCGGCGAGCTTGGTAAGAATTGATACGTCGGCACCGGGCATCAGAACAGCCCGCAGCGCGTTCACTACGTCGTCGCCGAAAAGCTGGGACATAGTCGGCCAGCCGGGAATCTTCGCGTCGGGATTTCGCTCGAGCTTGCCGCACGCATCGCGGTATGTGCGAACCCGCATGTAAGGCTCGTCGTCGCCCATCGATTTGCAGATGAACTCTATCAGGCTTTCGGCGATACTGTCGGAATCGACGGGGCAGAACACATCGTCTGCGATCGCCTCGTGGTTGTTTAATCCGTTACTTTCTTGAACAACACGAGCGAGCCACCCGCTTATCTTTTGAGCGGTGGTTTGTCGCGAACCTTCAACCCAGTGTGGCCTGAATAAATATAACGCTGTACCAAACGCGATAGCTCGGATGACAGTGTTAAACTCGGTCCTTCGAGGCGTCGTAATTGCCACATCAGCAATGGAATGGGCAACAACGGCTCCGTCTTTGAACCATACTGAGATATCGTAGGAGTCTGCCTTGATTTTGTTGACATACACCGATCCCGGCATTACGGTTTGTTTGGCTTCACGGACTAAGTTTGCTTGTTGCGTGCTGGTTGCGAGGGAGCGCAGCTCTACTTTGTGGCGCACGCCCCCGATACGGAACTCGCTGGGTTCGAATTGCTTTAGCTGGTTAAAGTTGGAGGCTTCACTTTCGCCGAGCTGCACGAGGATATGCGAAGGCGCTCCCACCGAAAGGCGGCCAAATTGAAACCGTGTATCCACGCCGAGGTGGTTAAGACCAGCGACGATACATCGGTTATAGTCGGCGTTGCTTGAATCAATATCAATATCAACCCATCCAAATTGTAGGTTGAAACCAACGTTGAGCGATTGGTGTTCTGGTTCATCGATCCAACTCTGGAGGTTAGTGTCGCGGTACCCTCGCGCGAACCAGTCGTTCTCAAACGGTGTCTTGCCGCTCTGTTTTAGAAAAACAGCGCCGACTTGAATAAAGTTGTTATTGATTTGGTACGTTATTGAACGCTGTTCTCGGAGTAGCTTCTCATCGGCGGACTCGAACGCGAATCCACCTGCGATGGCTGATAACATGATTTCCCCTCGACGATAGCACCAGTATAGCACACCGCGCGTGCGCTGTCAAGATTGAATGAAAATGCGCAACACGGTTCATACGCAGGCCACGGGGTGCCATACGCCAGCG